GGAAGTATCTTCCTAACGTTGATTCAATGACAATTAGTGAATACGTATCGTACGCAGACGTTTAAGCGTACAGTTCTTCTACTGTTTTAATTCTTTTGTAAATATCATCTATTTTTAATGTAGCCCATAGCCCAGAATGTAATGGTTTTGGGATAATACCTTTATTAATCCATGCGTAGCCAGTATGTTCGTGATTTAGTACGGGCGTAAATTCGTCTTTCAATAAGCAAAAAAACGTATGATAGTAGAATGTATCATTTGGACTTGTAAATTTTTCTATTGGAACTAATTTAGTGTAAGCGGGCATAGTGTTCATTTCTTCTGTGCATTCGCGTTCAATTGCAGTTAGTAAACTTTCATTCTTTTCTACTTTGCCTCCAGGCAACCCCCAACGTTCGGGATTCCTTACGTCGCTACGTAACAAATACAAATAACGTTGTGTCTTTTGTGCGAAGAACCAGACGCCCACAGCTTCATTTACAGTACTAATGACCAATCTCCGCCTGCATAAACACCTTCGACCGAACGTACCCATTGTGTTCCTGTCCATTTGTACTGTAAGCTAGTTGTTAAATTTGTTATATATTCTGCGCTTGTTGTGGTACTTGCATCTAATACTACTGTCCAATGTGATCCATTGTATTCGATAATATCGTTAGTATTGGCTATTAATTGACTTCCGTCTGTCCCTTTCCATGCAGTTGCAACATCATTAGCTGGGTTATTGATATCGCCTGTGCCTTGAGTTAACAAATATCGTTGCCCTGTACTAGCACTCGGGAACGCAACAGTACCCGTTAGAATCCCAGGCCCACTTCTCAATGGGTTAACGACAGCATCTACAGGGGTTAATGTATTTGCTGGAATTGTATCAATGTCAACTGTAAATAATAAAATATTATCATCTGTTGGATGGTATGCAATGGTTCCGACAATTTCCTTTCCTGTAACGTCGTTAAGTAGTCGCATTTGACTAATTCCACTTTCGAGTTCGCCGTATTGCTCTGCAACTGCTTTCCAACTTACATTACTAACCTGTGCTGTTACTGGGGAAAATGATGTATTTTTAACATTTTCCGGAGCATTTGCTTCTAGAATTTGTAATTGATTTCCAATTAGTAATAGTTGATAGCCATGTGGTGTAATTTGTGCTCTAGTGCCAAGTAATATATCGTCGCTATTTAATGGATCGAAATTATCGATGTCATCGTCGTCAAATACACTAGATACAATCTTATGAATAACGCCCATCTTGGTTACTCTTGCAGGCAAGCTTAACCATATAGGAATAGTAAATTCCAACGTCGCTACATCAATTGGTTCGTCTGTTCCTATCGGCACAGAGCGTGAACTCCAATTCGTATTATTTAATTCAACTACACTTAAACTTGTCCAGTCCAAATAGTTGTCTGTACTTTGGATCTCCAAACTAGGATTAAACAATGGAAGAATTTGTTCCATTAATTGCAATTTCTGTTGAGTATTGGAAGTCCATATATCCAATGAAATATTCAAATCGTACGGAACTGGCATTGCACGCTCTACGGTGAATGCATTGCCTTGCGTTGATTCATATGTTTCGGTGTTTGTATTATATTCACGTTGCCTAACTTGTACTTTGCCTACAAACTGTGGGTCTTGTACTCTATCTCTAGCATAACTTAATCCACTAATATGAAACGCCATGGAAGGTACATTGAGAATACTACTTTGTGAATTCTGTTGAATGATATGTTGTGCTTGTCTGGATGCATCGCCATATCTAACAGGCACAGTTAAGTACGTTGGTAATCCTGTATCGTCTTTGCCGTACTCCACTTGGTAATGACTAAACATTCTAGTAAATTGTAATAGAAAGCGTCTTATTTGTCCGTCGTAATGAAATTGTGTTGCCATATTATTCTCTAATTATCTGCTGAAGGACGTAATAAATCGCTTAAACCTTGTAAGGTAGGAATAGCTCCTCTATCTTTGGTTGTTAATGTAGTATTATTAGTTATAAACTTATTGCGTTGTGTCTTATTATCCGATGCGCCTGGAGTCAAGTTTGTTCTAACATTATCTTCGACTTTAATCCATCTGTCGCCGTTAAACCTAAACAATCTGTTAGGGAAATAGTCTAATCGCAATACGTAGTCGCCTACCAATGCGTTCGGTGGAAATACAGTGCCTGGTGTCATTGGTAATCCATTTGGTGGCAAATTGTTTCCTGTTAGATATCCTGCTAACCAACCATTTGCTTCCGGACTTACAACAGATGTATCTACAGTAACATGATTCATGTCTACTGTATAACTGGTATTATCTGCCTTTATGCCAGCTGGATTATCTGGAACATTATCTTTTCCAACAGGTTCAATGTAGAATTTACTAACATCGTATCCACTAGTCGGCAGTTCAGCAACTGCTTGAGCAACAATTGCTGTGTTAATTTCTGTATTTTTGTTGTGTGTGCTTAACAAGTCGTTAATTGTGCCTGCAGAATATGATTCTGCTTTGCATAGTGTACTATCTGCTGTAATGGTAGTGCCATCTACACTACCACAAAGATTTGCATCAGCATCTGCAGGATTGGCATAAACGTCAAGGACGCCTTTGTATTCTTGACTTCCTACTAATGGTGTTGCTTTAACTCTCCACAAGTGAGGTTGCCATGTTTGACTAAAGCCTTCGCTAGCGTAAGATGCATCTTGTATCGTGTACAATTTCGGTAACGGAGTTTGTATCGATTGATCTAGTGGATGATAGTCTTTTAAATTAGGTACTTCAATTACATCGCCGGACATTAACTTACGCCCAAACGTATTGATCATAGTGTTGTAATGAAATGTAACAAATAGTGTATCTTGTTGTAAGAACAATCCAAACTGACTTAAATCAAAATCAATATCTTGTATGTTATAAACGCCACGCATTTGATATACGTCTGGGTCATAACTTCGATCTCTATTTTCTAGAAGTAATAAGTCTTCTATGAATGTAGGGTCTGTTGTTGCTGACCCAGGTTGCGTAGCATCGAAATTCTCTGCCGACGGATCAATTGTACTGTCGCCGGTTGCGGTCGGGCCTAAATATTTGTGAATAAAAATATCTATACCACCAACAGTATACATTTCTGCAATAGTTCTGTCTAAGAATCTATAATCGCTTGTTTTGTCTTGTCTGTATAAACTTAGTCTAGGCATTATGTATTGTGTTAGTTCCGTATATCTTGTATTTATGCAGATTATTTTTTACTTTTTTGCATTTATTTAAATACAGGCTCAACAAATGCATAAAATACTGCAACTAATATAACTAACTACTAAAACATAGAATACATTAAATGGCTAGAGGAAAAACATTAGATCAACAAGGTATAGGTAGCGAGCCTATCTGGGATTCAACATCTCAACCTACAGGTGAAGAAAGGCAACTAGTATTAATTAAAACATTTAGTTACTACAATTACTTCAATGGATACAAAGATGCAAAAATAATTATTTGCGATTATCTATCTAAAAATAAAGACAAGGAAACTGCACAGTTAGTTAAAAAAGCTCCTGACATGAGATTTAATAAGTCAATTGCATGGCTTGCAAAAATGGCAATAAATGGGTTTGAATTAGCAGAAGAAGAAGTTGCTACTATAAAAGACGAAATTAGTCGCCTGACAAAAATCGCTAAACAAATAATCGAAGCAAAATCTGAAGACGAAACTAGTAAACCTAAAAAGCCAAACGTTCAGGAAATTATGAGAGAGCGTGCAATGGAAGTTGGCGGAGAGTTAGAAGGTTTGTTAGACGATTACATCGCTAGTGGTATTCCAGCGAAGCACAAGATCAAACCAATAGGTACGTTAATGGTTTCTACTATGTTGCCACAACATGTGCCTTTGTTGCTCGCGCCATGGGAAGCACAGAAGAAAGAATTTGAAGAATTGCAAACAACAGAAGATAAAGATTTGTTAGAAGCATACAGTAATTTAGGTAAGATCCAAATACGCAACTTAATTAAGTTCTGTGAACTTGTTATACACGACTTACATAGTTACGTAACGTACAAGAAGTCTACTAGAGCAAAGCCAAAGAAGAAAGCAGTGCCTATTGCTAAGTTAGTCGAAAAACTAAAGTACCTTAAGAAGTACGATGAGTTAAAACTTGAAAGTTTATCCCCAACTAAAATTCCAGAGTCAACTGAAATGTTTGTGTACGATACCAAGAAGCGTAAGATGCATTATTACAAGGCAGATGCATTATCAGGCGGCCTAACAGTCAAGAATAGTACAATAATAGGGTTTAGTGCATCTGAGTCCTGTATAAAGACACTACGAAAGCCAAAAGAACAGTTAAAAGAGTTTAAAAGTGCAAGTAAACCTAACTCTAGGAAGTTTTTCGAGGATATTAAGGCAGTTGCAACAAAAACAACAGGCAGATTTAACGAAAATATCGTAATTCTCAAAATATTTAATTAATTTCTAAACCTTTTCGACAAATAAGGTTGCCTCTTGCTGTAAATGTAGTATAATACACTTAACAAAACAAAAAACGTTAAGGAAATTATGCAAAACACACAAGCAATAGATACATTTTTACAAGATTGGAGAAAATCATCTTTTAATTACTACACTGATTTATTCAATGCGCAACGTAAGTTATTTGATATTAAGTGGAAACTTATGGAGAAGTTCAACTACAACTGCGTATCACCAAATACAGTATTTGACCCATCTTATGTAGATGCAATCAATGCACTTAAATCATTTAATGCCAATTTAACCAAATCAGACTTACATATTTTATCGGCTATCAACTACGATCACAATCAAAAACGTGGCACACAGTTCTTAGATAACTTGCTCGATAAGGAAGTTAAATTAAAAAAAGTACAGTTTATTGCTAGAATTGAGAAGAAGGCGGGCAACATTAAAGATGTTAATTTAAGAATCGGAACAGATGGTTCAATTAACGGAGTAGTAAAGGGAGAGAATGCAATAGTTGATGTTTATTCAATTATCGCAGGTGGGTATAACATTCAAAAAGCACATTATCGTGTTTTAGTTAAGGAGGTATAGTATGAGAGATTTACCATTAAACAATTTCGTATACAAAGATGAAGAGTATGATTTTGCATTTGCTAATCAAAACGAAGCATTTCAATCGTCGCTAGTTGTTAGGCCTAAGCACCTTAAGGTACTACGCAACGAAACTGACAAAACAACAGCACAACTTAAAGTGTCAATCGTTGAGGAATGGTTTCAGGAAGAGAATGAAAAAATCAAACTTGCTGTTAAAGAAAAGCGCAAAGCAAAAGCATTGGTAGCAGAATAAATAAAAAGTTGACTTTTAACCTAAATGTAGTTATAATACACTTAACAAAACAAAAAACGGACACAACATGAAACTATTAACTAAAGCAATTGAAACAAAACTAAAGAAAAATTCTATCAAGTCGCAAGGCGCAGGAAGTGCAGAGTTTCAAAGAACTGTTAAGCCTGTAGTTAAGTTTTTTAACCCAACTGGCGTAGGTACTTGGTTGATTTCCGAAATGGATGAACGAGGTATTATGTTTGGTTTGTGTGATTTGGGAATGGGTTCGCCAGAGTTAGGATATGTTGCATTACAAGAGTTAGAAGAAGTCCGTTTACCATTTAATTTAACCATTGAACGTGATATTCATTGGGAATCAGATAAGTCGTTAACTGAATATGCAGATGACGCAATGAAAAAACAGTTTATTAACGCGTAGGAGAAATGATATGACATACGAAGAACAAGAAAAGGAGTTTGCAGTACGCACTCATGATATTGCCAATCGTACAATTGATATGGAATCAAAAGACAACGTATGGAAATGGCGTAAGTTAATTGAGGACAATGGTGTTGCTGGAAAACTTACAGTTGAGTTATGGGGCAGAGATTGCGACCAATTTGAATCAACAAGTTTGAAAGAGATTAACGCATCGTTAGACTCACTCGCCACAATCGTTGAAGATATGTCAGACAATGCAGAAGGTGCATGGAGTTTGAAGGTAATGACTCCTAGAGAAGTAGATGATTGGGAACGCAGTGAGCACGACCATGGAGCAGAACAACTCAACTATTAACATAAATACATTAACTAGGAAAATAGCATGGAAAATAACATGAACTTACAAGAAAGCATCAGAAATGATTTAAACAAGTTAGACGAGGCAGATACAGTCTTGTTCAAAGACTTATTGACACAAGCAGGATACAAAACCGGTACAACAAGTCACTATCCGAGAACTGAAGAGCAAGAAGAGAAAGTACAAAATCTTATACAATTAATTTATGATAACGGTTTTAAACGCGCAACTGGATATTCAGAATATGAGTATTCATATGATGTCAGTGGAGTAACCGTAATAGTCAACCACCGAATGAGCGATAGTGGTCTTTCAGCATGGTGGATTTCACAAAAATAGCATGGAAAATAACATGAACTTACACGAAAGCATCAGAAACGATTTAAATAAAATTGCCGAAGTGAAAGACTCTAATGTGGAGAGGTATTATGCTGTATATGTATTTGGTGAACTAGTAAGTGACACCTTTAGTGACCTAACCAAAGATGAAGCGATGGAGTTGGTGGATGAATACAAACTTGAGGGTTATGATTTGCAGGACATTGATATGCGTGAAGTAGAAGTTGAATGAGAGAGTTAATGAAACCAAACTAACAAACCTTTAGCATAAATATATTAATAATAATTTAACATGAAAAATAAAATGAACTTACAAGAAAGCATTAGAAACGACTTAAACAAGTTAGACGAAGGGTCAACGCGTAGGTTCGATGTTGAAATTACGATAAAAACAACTGTACAAGTAACTGCAGAAAATGCAGAGTACGCTAAACAAGAAGCAGAAATGATGGCGTCAAACGGTGAACTCAATATAGTAGGTGATAATAGCGAAGTTACTGCAGTTGCAACCGATCACGGCGATCACGGCGATGTCGATAATACAAAAAAGAAATTTAATCCAATATTATTAAAACCAGTCGAGGATGTAGGGTTTTCTGTACGCGATGGCAATATGTTAAAGCAAGCGCAACTGTATTATGTCGGTGATGTAATCCAATATACCAAAGACGAACTGTATAGGTTTCCGTCTCTGCATAGTACAAGAACACTAGACCAAATTATAGCCGTGTTAAATGACCTAGGTCTACAATTAGGAACAGATATTCCTAATTGGCCACCAAGTGATTTAATGCAGGGGTAACTAACTAAACTTTTAAGCATAAATATATGACAAACATTAAAGAATTGTCATATGCCAACGTTAACAGAACTAAAACAAGATGTATTTGATTATGCCGCACTAAGATTAGGCGAAGGCATAGTTGACCTAGAATTAGACCCAGCACATTACGAAATTGCATACAAAAATGCATTAGGAACATACAGACAGCGTGCTCAAAACGCTACTGAAGAAAGTTACACTTGGGTAGAGTTACAACAGAACGTAAACGAGTACACACTTCCCGCTGAAATTTCACACGTAAGACAAGTATTC